CTTTAAAATTGTTTCAGTTGCTCCTTGTAATACTTCTAATTCATGACGCTCGCAATCTATCTTTAATAATCCAAACTTAGGAAGATCTAAATCGTCCATACGCTTAACTTCAATGTTTCCAACACCAACTTCGCTGATAAAACTGTTGCCTGTGTTATCACTATCGTACGTCATTTCAACTGTACTATTAACGTTGCCAAGTGCATATTCATTAACTTGTACAGGTAAATCTTTGATATTTAAATGTAGGCATTCGTATACTTGTGACATTGGTTCGTATGCTATTACTTGTTTAAAATGTTGACTTAAAGGTTTTGCCCATAATCCTACATTTGCACCAACATCAATTGCTAAATTAAAATCAGTTACATACTTGTATGCTTCGTCCCTAACATCATCTTGGTACTCAGCTGGGCCGCCATTTTTAATTCGCTTAGTAATCATCCTATGAAAGTGATTGTCACTATCAGGCATCCAGTAATTATAAACTTGTTTCATATTATATTTTCTTCATATAGACAATGTATTTAATAACACGAATATCAGGGCCTTTTTTTAGACTTACCATACGATCTGTGCTTTCTTCGCTAATCATTTCCCAACCTAACTCTTTATTTTTCTTTTCAAGAATAGCTTTCCACCACTCAGGTTTCTCTATAATTAAGTGTGCATTTCTACCATCGCTGAGTCTTTTCTTTGCAGGATGACAAGCAATTAAATGATATTGATATTTTGAAGCTATATTATATAACTTATCAATAACTTGATCTAGTTGGTCTACTTCAATATGTTCTAATACATCACTACTATAAACTAGATCAGCATCGTTAGGAAGAGGAATTGGAGATGTAACTGGATCGTAATTGTGAACAGTTATTGCATCTTGAAGTTGTGTAAAGGGCTTACCTTTACCGCATCCAAAATCCAAAACCGAAGTAAGAGACTCTTTAGAAATTATGTCTTGTACACCGCGTGGAATATTTTTTGCAGTACCAAATGATTTCTTACTATGCAATCGTTGCAATTCTTTTAAATATTTCTCTGAATGCATTTTTTCTCCTATTGTATTACGTGATTTACGTTAATACTTATGTGGCAAAACCATACTAGCGGCAATTAAAGGCTTTTAAGAAAAGTAATAAGGTTTGAGTCTATTCCACGCAAAGCCTGATGTATGTTCGTGATAGTAGTATTGCGTATATGCTAAATCATATAACCATTGTTCACGAGGTATATCTAATTTTGGATTGTCAATGTATGATAGATTTGGTTGACTAACTGGCCAAGCCATTGCAGTGTCGTCTAATACAAATGTAGGAATACCTAAACACGCACTTTCAATAAGGGTATTACTAGTTGTGCCAACAACTGCCCAAGCATTCTCAAGATCTTTTTGCAATCCCTTGCCGCCATTTGCTATTGTATTTGTTTCGTAATTAACAGTGTGTGTTACATTAGGAATAACATTACTATTTGCAATACCTTCTGCTGTTGTTCTACTTTTTCTTGCTTTTGGATGTCCTCTAAGAACTATAGGCTTATCAGTATGCATACGTATATGTGTTAAGCAACTAATTACATAATCCGAATATCCAATAGAGTCGTCTCCCCAAACTTTATGAACTTGTTCTAAACTACTGTCATTAGGCTTTTGCAAGATGAATAAAATGTAATCACCTTTTGCTTCCCACGGCAGTATTTTTATATTTTGATCTTTTTTAATTTTTTCAAATCTATCAGGAGGGCTGTTTTCGTTACAAAATATTCCCTGTCGCATAAAATGATTCCATCCTACACGTTGCATGTATAATGGATTTAAATCTTGTACTGCCGTTGTTCCGGATCTGAATACAGGGCTTTCGTAAACTAAAAATGGCTTGCCTGATTCTTTAATAAAATCAAATTGATCTTTGTATCCTATTAGACGAGTTTTATATATGTTAGTTTGCATGAATCCGTCAGCACTCTGTACTAACGGATCATTTAAATTTTTAACTAATTTAAAATTTGGTAAGTCTGGAATAAAGTCTTTATTATGACCATGGAAACTAGTTGTATCAAAGCTACCTTCAATCCCAACTATTAACGGCTCATTAGAGACTGGCATCTTCCATCCCTGCAACTCTAAGTTTAACTACATTAGTAATTTGCCATTGCTTTTGATCTAGTCCTTTTAATACGCCTAGCCATTTGTTACGCAATAATGCAAACTCATTAATGATCTTCTCGTAGTCAACAACATCTGCCTCACCGTCTACGTATTTTTCAACGTCACGGCTTGACAGAGCTCGTTGATAGTTTTCAAGATATTTTTTAAAATATGAGCTACGCAACCTACGTAGTTCGATATTCATGTAATGTAGGATTGCTTCAATTTCTTGAAGCTGATTAAATCTATGAGCTACTATTCCTGGCAACTCTGCCGCTGCTCTTTCAACGTTTCCTGATAACTTTATTTCAGTCTTTGCTTCTACTATTTGTTTTTCATAGTAATCAATTGCAGCAGGAATTTTTGATACGTTTCTAGATACTTCAGAATACCAACCCATAACTTTTACTCTTCCCCAAACAAGTCGTCTTCGTCTTCATCAGCAGACTGATCCATATCTAAATAATAGCAAATAGCATCATCAAGTTGTGCTTCTGATCCTATTGCTTCTTTAAATGTTTCTTCTGATACACCCATATCGCACAGCAAATCAACATAGCGTTCAGCCGCAGCATGTATTTGTTTTTTATCTAAATATTCTTTAAATACTGTCCATACTTCGACTATCTGTCTTTCATCCATGTGTGCTTATCTCCTCAATCTGATCTTGGGTTGCTTCTTCTAATTCAACTTCGTCGGTAATTACAACAGGCTTCATTTTTTCGTTGTATTGTGACATAACCATGTCAAGTTTAGGTCCAAGCCATTGCTTTCGATAATCGAGATGCTCTTCACCATCTAAGTCAATATACTTGAGTCGGTTACCTTGCTTAACTAACAGGTTCTTCTTCTCAAACAATTCAACTAGTCCGGAGTAAGGATTCATACCAGTTTCATAAGGAATCTTCACTTGCACACCTTCAAACGGTTTTGCATAACGAGTTTTCATTACTTTACAGCCAGCACGTATACCCATAACTTCTGATATCTTATTACCATCTTCGTCTTCTTTTAGTTTCATCTTCTTCATTGCAACAACAATACTTGATGCATAGATAAAGCCTGCGCCACCACTGATCTTATCATCTGGGTCAAACATATCTTGTGATGCGTATGTATGGTTAGTACATACTAAGCCTACGTTAAGTGAACCAATCATGTTAACTGTGTTACGAACAAGTGAAGTCAATGCCTTTGGCTTACGACCCATATCACCTTTCATATCACCTTTGTTAAACTGATCGACATCAGTAGGTGTTAGTAACATGCCCAACGAGTCAATAACAAATAGTACCTTAGGACGATCTTCTACGTCCATTGCACGATAGTCTGTAACAAATGTTGAGATAGTTTTTGCCACATCGTCGATCATACTCATATTGAGCTTGAGCAACTTCTCTGGACTTGTGTCTACTTGCAATGCCTGCAACCAGCTCTCGTCAAGTGCATTCTCTGTGTCAATTAGGACTACAAAGATCTCTTGATCCTGTGCGTGTTTTATAATGTTGCCAGCGCAGAAATAACTCTTACCTGCTCCTGATTCGCCTGCAAACACAGTAACCTTACCTAGCGGAACACCTTTATGAAAGTCGCCACTAATAAGATAGTTTAGTGCATATGAGCCTGTTGAGATCCAATCTGTTGGATCATTAAACCCGCTACTCATGCCTTGAATACTTTTAGTTAAGTCCTTACGGAACTTACTTACGTCAAATGATTTAGCCATTATTTCTCCTATGATAAGCTAATAAGTGGAGAAGAATTACCTTCTCCACTCTTTAGTTTTTTACTACGATGCTTGGTTCTGTCTTGAACGGATCATTGCAAGAATATTAGCTGCGTCACCACCTTCTACTGCTGGAGCCACTGGTGCTACAGGAGCTTCAGCTACTGGTGCTACAACAACTGGTGCTACAACAACTGGTGCTTCCACTTGTGCAACTGGTGCCGGCGCTATCGGAGCACTTTGACTAGTTGCAGTTGCATTAGGTGATGCTACCTTAGTAGGGTCACCAGTTCTCGCTTGCATTCCTGCAGGACGGAAGTAGTTACTCCAACGTTCAGGATCATATGCTTCACCGTCTACTGACGCTTCAAACATTTCTTTGATTACCTTAACTGCAACATCATCAGGCTTCTTTGGAAGGAAGTCTGAAAAGTTAAATAGTCCATGTGCATTAACTGCTGCCATTTCGCTATCACCTAATGGACGATCTCTACGAGCCCAAGTTGATGTTGAATAGTCTGCATATCCGCCTTTACTAGTTTTATTAAGACGGAAGTCTACACCCGCAGTATAGTCTGTTGGAAGTTCTTCCATATCAGGATCCATAAGAGCCGCTTTAATAATTTGAAAAATTTGCGGACCAATAATAAATCTACGAATAGGATTTTCTGGTTTTGAATCATCTGTTAACGGATTGTCAGTTACGAATCCTTGGAAAATATACGAACGCTTTTTCCAATACTTACGACCCATGTCTTCTAGTGCTGGGTCTTTAAACCAAGCCCTAACTTCATTAAGTACGTCACAAGTTTCACCATACATTTCCATGCAAGGAACTTGTACTTGTACTGGTCGAGAATCAGTTTCGCCTTTAATTCCATTAAACGGAAGTTTGATCATCAAACGTTCTTTCCAAAAGAAAGTGTTTGTATCGTCTCCATCAGGTAGGAATCGAAGCGTTGCGCTTTCGCCTTCTTTGATATTCCAAAATGCGTAAATTGCGTTATCACCGCCTTGTTGACGGTTACCACCGGTATTTGCTTCTTGCTCTTTGAGCTTCGCCCGGATTTCTGCTAATGTTGCCATAGTTTAAGCCTCCTAAATGTTTGCCTATGTGCAGAGTAACATGTGTTACTCTAAGTGCCTTAATAGTGTAGCACAAGTATATACTACACTAATATATAGCAGAAGTCAACCTCTTTCTGCTAAATTCTGAGTTTATTTTTATATGCCTGATAATTCTCTAATTCTAGTTAATTCTTCCATGTTATCGTCTTGATGTGCATGTTGTACAGCATCTTCTCGATCGTACTGTTCGTCTTCTTGTTCGTTGTGTACCGCAGTTCGTTCTAAGTCGTCTGATTCAGCATGTTCTGCAAATGTAGTATGCATTCTTTCAATAAAGTTTTTACATGGTTCAA